CGGTGAACAGACTGAACCGGAACAGGTACAGGATGAAACGCCTGATAGCACTGAACCGGCAAAGAAGGGAAGACGGCAGCGGAAAAAGGCGGTGGAATAAATGATCATACCGGTTGAAACATTGACTTCAATGAAAGAATTCAAAGGGGTTGATGAAACCACGCTGTGTGAAAAACTTGATGCGGTTGAAACACTGATCAGGGCATACACCCACAACAATTTTCAGAACAGGGCGGTCAGGTTTGAAGGAAAAAGCCTGAACAACCGTGTTTTTGGCGGTTCACCCTTCCTGAAGGTTGGTGACCGGGTGGAAATCACACAGTCACAGGTCAATGACGGTTTATACACCATCACGGAAATACTTGATGATGCAATCAGGCTTGACAAGGCACTGTTCAGTGTTGACTGCAACCGGGTCACAAAGGTTGAATACCCTGCTGACATTCGGCAGGGTATTATAAATCTTCTGATCTGGGAACAGAAAAACCGGCAGAAGGTTGGTGTCAAGGCTGAAACGCTGTCAAGGCATTCCGTGACCTATTATGATCAGGATATCAACAATCAAGTAATGGGTTACCCGGTTTCATTGCTTGGTTTCCTGTCACCATACATGAAAGCACGGTTCTAATGCAGGGTATTGGTGGAAATGTGTATGCAGTTTTGCAAGTCAAGGATGCAGGCACAAAAAACGCTATAGGTGAACGGGTGCATGGGTGGTCAGATGTTGCTGCCGTCCTTGGTTGGCTTGATTTATCAGCCGGGGACAGCAAAATCATGAACTACAATGCAAAGGTTCAGGAAAGTACGCACGTTTTTATTTGTGACTATCAGGAACTGACAGATTTGCAGCCTGGGTGGTTGTGGTCACCGTTCAATCTGTTTACGGGCATCATTAAAGCTGACCAACCGGGTGAAGCGGTCAGTGTGACAAGCGAAAATGCAAGGATGGTTGTCAATGGTGTGGTTTATGAAATCATGCTGATTGATGACCCTATGGAAATGCACGAACAACTTGAAATTTATTTGCGGTATGTTGGTGTGGGGGTGTGATCATGGCAAACAAGGTTACATTCACAGATAACAGCATACAGGTCAAAGCAGCTATTGACAGTGCGTGTGAAGCGTTTCTGAATGAAGCTGCCGGTGAACTTGAAGCTGCTATCAAGCGCAACAGCCGTGCTGATACGGGTCAGACCCGTGGGTCATATGAATATCAGGTTGACATGGGTGCAAAAGAAGCTGTCATTGGTTCAAACTATGAAAATGCGATATGGGAAGAATTCGGAACAGGGCAGTATGCCTTGAACGGTGACGGTAGAAAAACACCGTGGGTGTATGAGGATGCAAAAGGAAACCGGCATTTCACGCACGGCAAGACACCAAACCGGCCTATGTACAACGCATTTGCAAGTGAAAGATCAAAGATTATTCAGATGGCAGAAGAACAGTTGAAGGGGCTGAACTGATGAAAGAACTGTTGAACTTTGTTCAGAACAAAATGGATGAACTGAACATACCCTATGAGTTTGAGAACTGGACAGCCCCGGTTCAATATCCTTATTTTGTGGGAAGTCTCACAGAATTTGAAGATGACCGTGAAGACGGCCTTGAAGAAAAAACCCTGATTATAACCGGGACAACAACCGGTGATTGGTTGGAACTCATAGAGGTACAGGAAACATTGAAAAATGCGTTTCCCCCGGTGGGGGGATACAGGGCAATCCTTGACAGCGGTTCAGGGGTTGTCCTTTTTTATGCAACTGCTTTACCTATTCCAACGGGTGAAGCTGATCTGAAGCGCATAGAAATACGGGTAACCGTAAAATTTTGGAAAGTGGGGTATTGATATATGGCTGATACGAACACCATTCCTGCAAGCGGTATCACTACAGATACACCGAAAAAGATCATGTTCGGTGCAGGAACTATTCACAAGGGTCTGACCTATGACAAGACAAAAAAGACGTGGAACTTCAGAGAAAGCCTTGCAGGTGCAACGTCTGGCGGTTCTTCCTTCACCATTCAGCCTGAAATTGTGACGGTTGAAGTTGACGGTGCACTTGTCAAGATCAAGCAGCTTGATGTGAAGCAGGGTGAAACCGCAGAAATGAAGGTCAATTTTGTGGAAACCACACCGGACATTCTGAAAGCTGCCCTGATTGGTCAGGATGGTAATTCTGACGTTGACGGGTTTACGCTGATCGAAAGTAAAAGCAGCATTGCAGAAGGTGACTATTGGGACAACATTGCCTTTGTTGGCAAGACCCTTGAAGGGAAACCCGTCATTGTCATCATGGACAATGCGCTTTGCACGTCCGGTCTTGACCTGTCCGGTGCGAACAAAGAAGGTACGGTTGGTGAATACACCTTTGAATGCTATCAGGCACTTGACGGTGACCACACCATTCTGCCGTATCACATTTATTATCCGACAATCAGCAGCACGGCAGTATCTGGTTGACGGAAATCCAAAAATGAAAGTGAGGTTGTGACCTATGAGTGAAGTCATTGAAATGACTGCCACAAAGAAAGATGAAATTGTGTTGCGTGATCTGACCGCACAGGATGTGTTTCCTATGGCAAAGATTTTGTCAAAAATCGGTGTCAATCAGTTCATGGAAGTTTTCAAAGGGGAAGACGTGACCGGCCTGATTGGTGAACTGTTCAGTGATGACAATGAACAGAAGGTTGATGATAAAGTCAGCATTGTAGGTCTGACCGTGGCACTGGACATTGCAAACATTATTTTTTCAAGTCTTGACCGTGTGGAACAGGACATTTATATGTTTCTGGCAAGCCTGTCAGGGCTGAAGACCGATGAAATCAGGGCATTACCCATGAACACGTTCTTTGAAATGATCGTTGACGTTATCAAAAAGGATGAATTCAAGGGTTTTATGAAGGTTGTTTCAAGATTGCTCAAATAGGTCAACTGAAATTTGCGGACTTGCTATTCAAAAGATACGCAAGTCCGCTTGTTTTGTTGGATCAGATGATTATGACAGGTCAACTTTATGATTTTGTCATGAAGATGATGCATGAAGTTGACCATGATCAGTTATGGGAATACTACCTGAACCGGGTGTATGACAAGTCATTTGATGATTGGGTGGCATCTTTGGAACAGTCTGCCCGTCCAACAAAGATGACTGAACGGGAAATTGGAACAACCATAACAAATTCTATGAATATGCTTACTGATTTCACACCTGATGTGGGGTGAAAGAATGGATTTATTCAAGCTATTTGGAACTATCGCAATAGACAATTCTGATGCAAATGAGTCCATTGAAGAAACAACAGAAAAAGCAGGTGGTTTTGCTGACGGCCTGAAAAACGGTGTCAAGACCGTTGGAAAGTGGGGTGCTGCAATCGGCGGTGCTACACTGGCAGCAGGCACGGCAGTTGTTGGATTTGCAAAAAAGGCAGCATCAAACACGGACACGGTTGACAAGATGTCACAGAAGATTGGTGTGTCAAGAACGGCATATCAGGAACTTGATTTCATCTGTTCACAGTCCGGTACATCTGTCAGCACCTTGCAGATGGGTATGAAAACCCTGACCGCTGCAATGGATGGTGCTAAATCTGGCACGAAAAACAACGTTGAACAGTTTGAAAAACTCGGTGTTGCAGTCACCAATTCTGACGGGTCATTGCGGTCACAGGAAGAAGTTTTCTTTGACACTGTGAATGCCTTGCAGAAGATGGACAACCAAACCGAAAAGGCAAGACTGGCAACAGAACTGTTTGGGCGGTCAGGTTCAGAACTTATGCCGTTGTTAAACGGTGCAGCAGGCAGTGTTGATGAAATGCGTCAACAGGCACATGACCTTGGTTTGGTGCTTGATGATGAAACGATTGATGCAGGTGTGCACCTGACAGATACCATTGATCAGGTTGAACGGTCATTTGGTGCGGTTGTCACACAGATCGGTGCATCAGTCATGCCTATAGTTCAGCAGTTGTTGAACTGGGTGCTTGCACATATGCCTGAAATTCAAGCTGTTCTGTCTGCCGTGTTCAAGGTGTTGAATACGGTGGTAACAACAGCGGTTCAGGTTGTAGGCAAGCTGTATGAAAAATTTGAAAGCGTGTTCCCTGCAATCAAAGATTTTGTGTCAAAAGCATTTACCAAGATCAAAGAAGTTTGGGATACACAGTTGAAACCCTGTTTTGATGCAATCAAGAACTTCATTATGACAGTTCTATGGCCTGCATTTCAGACGGTTTTCAATGGTTTCATTCTGCCAATAGTTCAGAACGTGTTCAACGGTATCATAAACCTTTGGAACAACAGCCTGAAACCGATATTTGAAGGAATTATCACATTCCTGACCGGTGTCTTTTCCGGTGATTGGTCAATGGCATGGGAAGGTATCAAAACGATACTATCCGGGGTTTGGGAAGGTATCAAGGTCATAGTTCAGACTGCAATAAATCATGTGAAAATAGTGCTGTCCGCTGCTTGGAATGTGATCAAGGCGGTTGCTTCAGCAGCATGGAACGGTATAAAAGCACTGATCAGTACAGTTTGGAACGGCATCAAGTCAGTCATCACCACGGTGGTGAATGCAATCAAAACCTTCCTGTCAACCGCATGGAACGCAATAAAAACCACCGCTTCAACTATATGGAACGGCATCAAAACTGTAATAACCACCGTGTGGAACGGCATCAAGACCGCTGTGACCACCGTTGTAAATGCAATCAAGACCATTATTACCACGGTATGGAATGCAATCAAGACGGCAGTAACAACAGCGGTGAACGGGACAAAGACCACGGTCACAACCGTATGGAATGCCATAAAAACAGCGGTGACCACGGTTGTGAACGCTATCAAGACGGTGATCACCACCGTTTGGAATGCGATAAAAACCACGGTCACAACGGTGGTAAATGGTATCAAGACAACAATAACAACTGTGTGGAATGCTATCAAGACGGCAGTCACCACAACAGTAAATGGAATTAAGACCACCATAACCACCGTGTGGAACGGCATCAAGACCACCATAACAACGGTCATGAGTGGGATTAAAACCGGCATCAGTACAGCCTGGAACAACGTGAAGACCACGGTCAGCACGGCAGTGAATAACGTGAAGACGAACGTCAGTACGGGGTTCAACAACGTGAAAAGCACTGTGACAAGCAAAATGTCAAGCATCAAGTCATCTATTTCAACGGCTTGGTCTGGCATCAAATCAAGTATATCAACGTCACTGAGTAACATTAAGACCAACGTCAGCACAGCATTTTCAAATGTTGTCAGTACGGCACAGAGTAAATTTAATTCTGTGAAATCTTCAATCAGTACGGCAATGAGCAGCGCAAAGACCCTTGTCAGCAATGCAATCAGCAGCATCAAGGGGTTCTTTTCCGGTGCACACTTCAGTTTTCCGTCAATCAAGCTGCCACACTTCAGTGTGTCTTGGTCTGATTTTGGCCCTATATCCCTGCCACACGTCAGTGTGTCTTGGTATAAAAAAGCTATGCAGAACCCGTACATGCTGAGTGATGCAACCATCTTTGGAATGAACCCAAAGACCGGTCAGGCACTTGGCGGTGGTGAAGCAGGGGATGAAATGATTTACGGTAAGCGCAACCTGATGAATGATATCAGGGAAAGCGTAAGACTTGAACAGACTGAACTTGCTGAAAAGGTTGACGCACTCACAGAAATGATTGAAAAACTGCTGAATGCTATTTTGGCAGCGGTGGTTGCAGGTCATTCTATTGTGCTTGACAGTGGTGCACTTGTGGGTGAACTGACACCTGCTATTGATGGTGAACTTG